TCAATATTGGCAACGGCTTAAAGTCATTTATTGAATATCTTAAAGAACACAAAGAATTAGTTAAGGCGGTTGCAATAGGCGTCGGCGTCGCGATTGGCGTTTATGGGCTTTATTCTTTAGCTGTTAATGCGGCGGCGATAGCAACAAATATTTGGACGGCGGCCCAATGGTTATTAAATGCGGCTTTAGATGCAAACCCTATCGGAATTGTAGTTGTTGCAATTGGCGCCATGGTGGCGGCCATTGTGTATGCTTATGAGAAAGTGGCGTCATTTAGGGCCGGAGTATGGGCAACGTGGGCCGTATTAAAAGAATTCGCAAGTATTGTAATGGATGTATATACCGGGTTAGGTAAGGCGATTATGGGGGTTCTTGCTTTTGACCCCAAAATGATTGCGTCCGGTGCGGACCAAGCAATCGGAGCGGTAAGAAACGCGGCAACTAGAATAGGAACAGCGGCCAAGGAAGGATATTCGGCGGGAATGAAAGACTTTGCAAAAAGTCAGGAAGATAAAAAGAAAGAGGGTAAAATTAACAAAGTTGGCATAGTAGGCGCGCCGGGCGAATCAGGCGCGGCCGGGAAAGACATATCGCCCAAAGGCGCAAAGGGTCAACAATCCACAACTATAAACGTGTCAATAGGGAAACTTATTGAAACATTTAAGGTTAGTACAATAACAATGAAAGAGGGCGCAAACCAAGTTGAAGAAATGGTGGCCAACGCATTGTTAAGGTCAGTAAATGAATTCCAAGTCCATACAAGCGTATAAAATATGAGTTTAATTAATTATCAAGGTGGATTTAATCTAACGGGTGCGGCTTTAAAGGTTGCTAGATATTATAATTTACATAATGTTGCAATCATTAACGCTAAACAGAATAACCCTTACGATGGTTCAATTCCGGCGGCAAATGCTAAGAATCCGGAAATAGGAACTTCGAGTTTAGGAAATCCAATTTATAGCAATTTGATTTTAAATACCATTGACCCTTATGTGGATTTTTTAGGCAAAACGCAACCCGGGACATCTTCAAACATTGTATTAGAAACAGTATTAATAACAATTGAACAGCCTATTAGGATTGTAAAAACAGAAATTCAAGGAAGGGATGGTTCAGTAAAAGAATATATCGGGCAAGATGACGCAAAAATAACTATTAACGGAATGTTAACCGGTTCAAATGGAGGTTATCCAAGTGCAACGGTAGCTAATTTAAAAAAATGGTTAGATGCTCCGGTATCAAAGGGGGTAACGGCTTGGTGGCTTAATGATTTAGGTATTAGTCAAATAGTGGTTGAATCTTACAGCTTACCACAAATGGAAGGCGGAATAAGTTATCAAATGTTTTCGATTAGTGCAATTTCAGACGTTCCAATCGAACTAAAAGAATTAATGACAAATGTTTAGGCCCGTAACTGAAATAATAATACAGCAAAAAGCAAATGGAAGGTCTAAAATCTTTTCTTTTAATTTTTGCAATGAATTTAGTGTTAAGACTTCATGGGTTGACTTAACCAATGATTGTAAAATAACATTTCCTAAAAACGTTTACGTCTTAGATTCAAACGGAGTTAGGCAACCATTGGGCGGTATTCAATCAAGCGTCCAAGTTGACAACTTGTTTCAAAGAGGAGATAAAGTGACGATAAAATACGGATACATAGAAACAACGCCGCAACCTATTAACATTTTTGAAGGTTATATTTCAAAAGTTTCGTCAAAAAAGCCTATTCAACTAGAGTGTGAGGATAACATGTGGTTACTTAAACAAACCCCAATTCCGCGTCAGCTTTGGCCGGCTAGTAAGCCTTTGCAAGAATTACTTTCTAGCTTATTAACCCCATTGGGCCTAACTGTGGACACTACGGCGGCAATAAGCGTTGGTAGTATTATAATAGAAAATGAAACAGTAGCGCAATTCTTAATGAGAATTAGAAAGGAATTTCATATTGAAAGCGTTTTTGTTGGTAATAAATTAATTTTAGGCTTTGACCCTTACGCGGGAATCACACCAAATCCGGAGGTTTATAAATTTACTTTTCAAGGAAACATTATTAGTGACGAATTGGATTGGCAAAGAAAAGATGACGTTAAATTGTCGGCTATTGTTCAGTCTATAAATACCGTTTCAAATGGATACAATAAAAAAGGGGAAGTAAAAACAAAAAAAGAACACTTATCGGTTTTGGTATATAATAATCCGGATGGCACGTTTTCTCATATAGAAAAGAAAAAGGGAGAAGATTTACCCGCAAACGTAGAGGGGGAGCGTAGAACTTTATTTTTCCCATCCACTTTGGATGCGGAAGCCTTAGCATTATTAAGCCCTAGTCAAAAAGAACAATATTTAAAAAATAATGTTGTTACAGCCGAAACGTTGGCAAACTTAGGGACCGCAACGCTTAAAAAATATTACTATTCAGGCTTTAAAGGCAAATTCACGACTTTTGCTTATCCTTATGTGAAAATAGGGGATAAAATATATATTCAAGATGCAAGGATGCCGGACCGAAACGGATATTATAACGTCAAAGCCGTTGAATATATGGGAGGAGTAGCCGGACATCGTCAAATTATAACCTTAGATTATAAATTAATATGAGTGACCGCCACATTATAACCGCAATTCAAAAGGTAACCGGTACTTTTCAGGAAGATAAAGTTAAGTTGTCTGTCGGTATTGTTCAAAGTATCCAAGGTAATACATGTACGGTTACCATTGATGACCAAATGGTTTTACCGGCTGTTAATTTACAAGCCGCGTCGTGCGATGGTTGGCTATTGGTCCCGGTTGTCGGTTCTACTGTAATTATAGCTTATTCAAAACAAATAAGCCCATTTGTTGCCCTTTATTCCGATATTGACCGCGCTTATTTGCAAGTCGGGGATTCAAGTATTGAAATTTTAAACAATGGGAATATCACTTTAAATGATGGTTCTTTAAATGGATTAGTAAAGGGCGGAGCATTGACGCAAAAATTAAACAACCTAGAAAACAAAGTAAACGATTTAATTAGTAATTTTAACGCACATACACACGGGGTCGTAGCGGTTGGAAGTCCTACAAGCCCAACAACGTCAACAATTGCCGGAACTTTGACCCCTACAATTGAAGCGGACATAGAAAACAATAAGATTACTCATGGCATATAGACAAGACATATACTTAGTAAACAATGATTGCCTAGTTAAAAACGGCGATTTTGTAGTGGCTATAAGCGACGAACAGCATATTATTGATACCATTAACGCTTTCCCCGGATGGTGGAAACAAAACCCGCAAGATGGGGTCGGTATCGGCGCATGGCAAAAGGGAGCGGCACAGATTCAGGAATTATCTAAACAACTTAGACTTAATTTACAATCGGATGGCTACACGGTTAATAATCCGTCAATTACTTTGTCGCCAAGCGGACAATTTATTATTAATCCAAACGCAACCCTATAATGTTAACATATAATTGCATAAGCGGACAATCTTTTAGTGACGTTTGTTTAAATACATACGGGTCATTAGATAGGTACGTGAAATTGTTGGAAGACAATAATAACACACCGGATACGGCGCCATACTCTAATGAATTGGTTTCTTGGGATGAAAATTTAGTAGCGGACCAATCGGTTTTTAGCAAAATTTCAAGCGCGGGAATTACTTACGCGACGTCTTTTGGAATAAATAACAACAACTATTTTCAAATATTAGGTACGGAAAACCCGTCAGTATTGCCGGTCAATCCTCAACCCGTAAACCCGCCGGGCGGAAACAATATGTATATAAAACCAATGTCTTTGGATTACACAGCCCAAGGCGGCGAAACGGTAATCACTATTGTTGAATTACAAGGAATGAATGTTCAGCAAATTGAAAGAGAAATTAAACCGCTTAAAAAATCAGAATTTATTTTTAATAGCACTACGGGAACAATTACGCTTGTCGGCGTTGACCCATTAAGCGCGGGCGAAATCTTATTTATCTTATACACGCAAACAATTACCTTATAATGAAGAAAATATTTATATTTTTAATAGTATTACTGCCTTTTTTGGCTAAAAGTCAAACTGTAATCACGGGTAAATATAAATACACGGATTCTTTGACCTTTGCCAAATACAAGAACAATTCTACGTTGGACAGCGTTTTAAGCGTGGACCAAAACGGACGTTTAAGATTGGCACCTAGGACAGGATTAGACACAACATCATTAAGCAATAGAATAGACGCGCGCGTAAAATACACGGATACCGCGAATATGCTTATTCCTTACTTAAGAAAATTAGACACAACCGGCAAATGGTTGTCAGTTGGTTATTTACCGTATTTAGTTAAATATTCAGATACAGCGGCTTTCTTGTCGGCTTATTACAACAAAACGGCTATTGATGCTAAATTGGCGTTAAAGCTTAATATTTCAGATACGGCAAATATGCTTTCGCCTTACGCAAGGACGTCAAATTTGCCATCTTTAGCGCCTTACGTTAAATATACGGACACCGCGTCGATGTTGTCTAGTTATTATAATAAAACAGCAACGGACGCCAAATTGGCCCTTAAATTGAACATTTCGGATACGGCTAATATGCTGTCATCTTATTACAATAAAACGGCTACCGATAGCAAATTAGCGTTAAAGCTAAACATAAGCGATACGGCTAACATGTTAAGCCCCTATGCAAGAACTTTGGCGTTGGGTGGTTATATTCCATACACGGGCGCAACAAGCGCAATAGATTTAAACGCTAAAACGGTAGTAAATATTTCCCATTTAGGAATTAATACGACAACCGTGCCGACTATTTTATTAAGAGCAATAGGCGATAATAGTTCATTGTCTAGAATTGCCATGCGCGGATATTCAAGCGATGCAAATAGTTCGTCAATTCGTGTTACTAAATTTAGAGGAACGGCGGCGTCCCCTCAAGCGCCACTAAGCGGCGATGGTTTAGGTAAATTTGAATTAGCGGGTTATGGCACAACTTCATCAGATGGTTACCCTCAAGCTTCATTTGAAGGAATAGCAACCGAAAATTGGGGGGCTACGGCAAGAGGTGCAAAAGTTCAAATTAAAATTACGCCTAACACTACAATAACGCAAGCGGTTGCGCTAACTATTAATCAAGATAAAAGCGCGGTATTTGAAAATAGTATCACGGGTACTTCATTAATTAAAACGGGTGGAACATCATTGCAATTTTTAAAAGCGGATGGGTCGGTTGATGCAAATTCGTATATGAATATTAGCGACACGGCGACCATGCTTACTCCTTACTTACGTTCGACCAACTATGGTTTATTAAAATCAGGTCAAATAGTAAGCGCGGACAGTTCTTTGCTTTCAACTAAATTATGGCGCCAAAAGGGTATTGATAGCGTAGCCGCTTTAGATGCTCAAAAGGTTAAATATACTGACACCGCAACAATGTTATCCGCTTACTATAACAAAACGGCAACGGATGCAAAAGTTAATTTAAAAGTAAACATTAGCGATACGGCCACGATGCTATCGGCCTACTATAATAAAACGGCGACAGATTCAAAATTTGCACTAAAGGTCAATATTTCGGATACGGCGGCGATGTTATCAGGGTATAAGACATACTATCCAAGGGCCGCTTTATCATTTACAGCCGGTTCCGGGGCTTATAACAATTCAACGGGTGTAATTACTATTCCAACAAATACAAACCAATTAACGAACGGCGCGGGCTTTATTACGGGCTATACCGAAACTGACCCGATAGTAAAAGCAATAAACGGAATTGTAAAAAGCAACGGAACGACTATAAGCGCGGCAAGTGCCGGAACAGATTATCAAGCGCCAATATCTTTAACTACAACAGGTTCAAGCGGAGCATCTACTTTTGTTTCTAATACTTTAAATGTTCCTGCTTATACTTTAGCGGGTTTAGGTGGTCAACCACAATTAAACGGAACGGGGTTTGTAAAAGCAAGTGGAACGACAATAAGTTACGATAATAGTACTTACTTAACTACAAGTGCTGCAGCTTCAACTTATTTACCTTTAACAGGAGGAACATTATCAGGAACTTTAAACGGAACAAATGGTAACTTTTCTCAAGGTCTTTCAGTAACAGGAGATTTGAATATACCTATTGGAATTAAAGACAATACAATAGGATTAACAGGTACAACGGGATACACAACTATCGGTGGTAATAGTACAAGTTTTAGTTTTTTAAACTACGCAAAAGGTGCAAAGTTTATTTATGGTAGTTCATCAGTAGTGAATTACACTTTACCATCTTCTAACGGTACAATAGCTTTAACAAGTGATATACCTTCTTTAAGTGGGTATGTGCAAGGAACAGGAACAACCAACTACCTACCTAAGTTTACAGGTACAAGTACAATAGGGAATAGCTTATTATATGAGTCAGTTGCAGGGAATATTATTATTGGATATGCAGGCACTGATGATGGAAATAAATTTCAATTATACACAGATAGTCAAGTTGGTTTTGATAGAAGAGGCTCTAATGTAAATGTTATTTCTAATTTTATGTTGAATCAAAATAGTTCAACAGCTTTAGAAATAGGTATTGGCGGTACAACAGGATATACTATTGCAAATTGGGCAAATAATGCATTTATAGAATCAGCGAAAGGATTAGTATTAGGTGCATATGCATCCGATGGTATATATTTTCAATTAGGTCGTGTAAGTAAAATGACCTTAACGGCAGCAGGTAGATTACTTTTAGGCACTACTACTGAATCAACATACTTGCTAGATGTAAACGGAACGGGTAGGGTTTTAAGTGGGTTATATGTGCAAGCATCAAGCAATAGTGATTTACCTTTTATTAATTTTTCTAATAATGGAGGCGTATATAATTGGGGAAGAATCGGTGGATTATTACAAGGAGATGGGGATGGCTCATTATATTTTCAAACTAAATTAGGAGGTGCATTAGGTACAAGACTTACGATAGCCTCAACAGGTGCAGCTACATTTAGTAGTACAATTCAAACCGGTTCAGGACCAACAATGAAATTTGTACAAAAATTTGCAGGAACACCTGCAATGACCGGGAATGTTTTATCGGTGAGTATAGATGGAACAACATATTACATACAGCTTTATAATACTACTTTATAAAATTAAAAAACAAATAATAATGAAAAAACTATTCATTTTA